TTGGATGCGGGTACGCTCTCCAACCTACCCGCAGGATTTAAAATGCGTGGCATTAGAATTAGAGATGATGCGCAATCAATTCAGCCTGGTGAGTTTAGAGATGTAGATGCACCGGGTGGTAACTTAAAAGATTCATTTATGATGTTGCCATTCAAAGAACCATCTGCAACTTTATTAAACTTAATGGGTATCGTTGTACAAGCAGGTCAAAGATTTGCATCTATTGCTGACTTACAAGTTGGTGATGGCAATCAAGGTGCTGCTGTAGGTACAACTGTTGCTTTACTTGAAAGAGGAAGCAGAACAATGTCAGCTATTCACAAAAGAATTTACTCTTCGTTAAAACAAGAATTTAAAATGTTAGCAAGAGTATTCAAGTTATATCTACCTCCGGAATATCCATACGACGTAGTTGGGGGTCAAAGGATGATTAAACAACAAGACTTTGATGATCGAGTAGATATAGTGCCAGTTGCAGATCCCAACATCTTTTCTCAAACTCAGCGTATTTCCCTCGCGCAAACAGAGTTGCAACTGGCAACGTCAAATCCACAAATACATAATATGTATCAAGCATACAGAAATATGTACGAGGCTTTAGGCGTAAAAGATATTGATCTATTATTAATTAAACCGCAGCCACCAACTCCGATGGATCCTGCGTTAGAAAATATTATGGCTTTAGCTGGTAAACCTTTCCAAGCTTTCCCTGGTCAGGACCACAGAGCACACATAACTTCGCATTTAAATTTTATGGCAACTAACATAGCAAGAAACAATCCTATGGTTACAGCTGCTATGGAAAAAAATATTATGGAGCACATAAGTTTGATGGCACAAGAACAAATAGAATTAGAGTTTGCACAAGAAATTCCTAAAATTGCACAGCTACAACAAGTGGCACAACAAGATCAACGTGTTGCAATGCAAGTACAATCAATGCTACAGAAAATAGAATCAAGAAAAGCTGTGTTAATTGCAGAAATGATGGAAGAATTTTTAAAAGAAGAACGAGAAGTAACAGCTGGTTTTGGAAATGACCCAGTTGCACAGTTAAGAGCAAGAGAATTAGACCTTAGAGCTATGGATGATCAACGTAAAAGAATGGAAGGGCAAGAAAGACTTAACCTTGACCGTATGAAAGCGATGATGAACCAGTCTGACAAACAAGATAAGTTAGATCAAAACGAAAAATTAGCAAAACTAAGAGCTAATACATCAATCGAAAAGACAATTTTGAGCAAATCTATTCCAAATGTAGATAAAATGATGCCAAGTGTCGAAATAGAAAAATATGAAGGAGAAAATAGATGATGAAAAAGAAAAAAATGAAGATGAAAAAGAAAAAATCATTCCCTGATGTGTCTGGTGATGGAAAAATCACAAAAAAAGACATTTTGATGGCTAGAGGGGTGATACCAAAAACTAAAAATGGCATGAAGAAGAAAAGAAAATGACAAAAGGTCAAAAAAAGGTTAAAAAGATCATGCGAGAGTTTAAAAAAGGAACTCTCAAAATTGGTGGCTCTGATAAAAAAGTTAAAAATCGTAAACAAGCGATAGCAATTGCTTTAAACAGAGCTGGTATAAGTAAAAATAGGAGGACAAATGGCAAAAAAAGACGATAAGTTTTTTACAGAGTCAGTCGAAGTAAGTATTCCATCTCAAAACATTGAGTTGGACCCTAGATCTATAACTACTGCAGATGGTATGCCGAGAAACTACATACCAACTGGAGATGAAGTTGAGGTTAGAGGTACAAAGAGAATGCTTAAGGACAAAAAGAAAACAGCTAAGTGGTACTAATATGTGGTTGTCGGCGATTAAATTAGCCGTCTCTGCAGGAAGTAAAATTTACGCTAACAAGCAGAAGACGAAGATGGCTATGTCAGAAGCGCAGCTTATGCACGCTACTAAAATGGCTCAAGGTCAAGAAGCTTACCAGGGTAAACTCCTAGAAGCCCGTCAATCAGACTGGAAGGACGAGGCAGTTTTATTAATTCTCTCGGCGCCAATCGCGGTGCTGGCCTGGGCGGTTATAAGTGATGACCCACAGGCGATGGACAAAGTTAAATTGTTCTTTGAGTACTTTTCATCACTTCCGTCATGGTTCACCAACTTGTGGATCCTTGTCGTGGCGTCGATATATGGTATAAAGGGTACACAAATTTTTAGGAACGGAGGAAAAAAATAATGCCTAATAAACGATTCAACAAACAGGTCCCTGGTTTTGGTTTCAATGCTGGTGGACGTGCAATGAAGATGGGTGGAGGAAAAATGATTTCTGGCACTCGAAGAAAAGACGAAGCATCTGGTTTTTATTCACCTGATATGGGAATGAAA